TTAACAATCACTCCACTAGCAATAGAGAATGCACCTGTATTTGATATATCAATATCTCCAGAAGGATTTACAGATGTAGCAACATTAGATCCATTACCTACTAATATATTTCCGTCAGCTAATGTTGCTAATTTACTTGCAGATGTAAACAGAGAATTAGGTAAATACGATTACTACACAGATACAAACTTAGCTTTTGCTACAGGTGGAGTACAGGCAGAGAAGAGAGGATTTATTTCAGAACGTGCAAGTAGAATTGCAAGTATATCTCCATATCTTAAGAAAACTATTCTTGATCCTATGAAACCTGTACCTAGACCTAATGTAAGCCTAAGTCCATTCTCTATAGGTGCTGGCATTATGAGTGGTGTAAATGCTGGTGTTAACTACAACATTATGCAAAACAGCTAATGGCAATTTCTCTAGGCAAATCATCAGGCGATAGCAGCCGTAAGACATCAAGAAGATTACTTAGTCAGTATGGTGTTGACGCAACTATTGCTACTAAGGGTCTAACTCCTCCAGGAATAAAAGTATCTGCTCCTATTGTCGATACTTACCAGCAAGTAGAGAGGATGAACGCACCTTCATTGCAGCTTGGAAGGTTTGCCGACATGAGTGTGATGACGGATAACAGTAAGGACTTGCAAAACTTAGCTAACTCACTAGGTCAATTTAATAAAGAGCTAAATACATTTGGTACTTTATACGCTAAGAAAGAAAAGCAAATAGATACAAAAGCAAAAGATTACAGTAAAAGCCTTGCACTACAAAACTTTGGCAGCAAGAAATCTGCTGTAGAAATACTGCAAGACACCAGGGCAGATTTGCAGAAAATAGTAGAAGATACTAATGCAACTATTGATGAAAAGAAAGCAGCAGAAGAGAATCTTGATTACATAGATGCAAGAAATAATATATTAGTACCGCACTTACAGTCGCAAAACAGAATAGTAAATATACAAGCAAACGCTGCAACTTTATCTAGTAAAGCTGGTGGTGCAATGGTAATAAAAAACGGCATTGAAGTGCCATTAAGCTCATTAAGACCTGACGACCCTGTTTATCTTGAATGGAGGCAAGATGCGGTGTATGGAGATGGAAGCGGTGGAGTGATACCTCTTACAGATAAAGAAGGTAAAGAAGTATCTGCTACTGTTTTATCTGCCTACGCAAATGATATAAACAGACAGCAAAAAGCAGTTATAGCGTACAACAAAGATGTATATGAAAAGGAATCGTTAGTGCAAGTAGATGGCTATGCAGCAATACATCTTGATAAAAATAATATAGATGATGTAGTAAAAGGTCTTAACGGAATACTAGATGATTCTCGCTTTATGCAAATATATAGAACAAAAGAAGAAAGAGATAAGTTTATAGAAAAATTAATTACACAATGGAAACAAGCATTATTTATTAGAGGACAAGAGACAGGTGTATTCCTAGAGGCAGATGAAGCATTTGAACCCTGGTTAAAACTAATGACAGGTAAGAAAGAAGATAGGCTAATAAAAGATACTGATAAAAATTCTCCTACATTTGAACAAGAAATAATAAATCCAAAATTACTTTGGCATAAAAGTTTTGAACCTGGTTGGGAAGCTAATACTAAATATAAATACAATACAGAACTTGCTAACGCTAGAAATCAGCAAAAAACGACAAAGGTACAAATAGGTAACAATGCTATAGATAAAATGTTTACAGAAGAAATATTACCTGAGTTAAAAAAGATAGATGAAATGGCAGGGAAGATAGATGGTGGATTTGCCTCTGACAAAGTACAAACAGAACTAACTAAAATAAAACAAACATTTGAAGAAAGAAAAAACGAAATTATATCTGGCGTACCTATTAGATTTCAAGAAGATGTATTAACCTATGCAAACAAGAAGATAGTTACAAGTGATGGTTTACTGTTTGGACCAGAGAGAAAATTACTATCGACACAGTTAGGGAAAGAATATACACAAGTATTTCTTAACCCACAGAAAGCAGTTGCATTTAGAGATAAGGTCAACAAACTTATGGAATCAGGTGCAATAGATGTAAATGTTGGTATGAACCTAATTAACAGAACTAATACTATTGTTAGTGAAATAGCAAGACCAAACCAAGAATTTGCAGCAGACATTATTAAAACAAACCTAGATAAATTTGCTAGTTCTAAAAATAAAGGTTATTTTTATTCTTCTGACTCTCCTGGTGGATCAGAATTTATTTTAGAAGAACAGCTAGAACTTAGTAATGCAGAGCAAAAAATGACGGATGGTGCAAATAAAATAATAGAAGAAGGATTAAAGAATAATAAAAGCACACAAGTTATTAACACAGAACTTACTAAATTCTTCCAGGAAACTGATTTTGGTTTAGTTAGTAAGTATCAAAGTAAAAACTTAGACGGAGAAATACCAAAAGCATTTGACTCAATAGATGATTTTAAAAATAGAATGATTGGCGTAGAACAAAAAGGAAAGATTGATAACAAAGAAGCGACACAGTTAGTAACCATGTATAAAAGCGAAATACCTATGTTACCTAAAGAAGATTTAGAAAAATTATTGGATGATTGGAATACAAATGGAATAGATGGCATCGACAAAGACGTTAAGAAAATGTTGAGAGCATTAAAAAAATACAATGGCGTAACTCCATATCAATTTTTTAATAATCAATTATTTAAATATGACATTCCCTTATCGGAAACAATGATAAATGACATTGATGGATTTAATAAAAAATACTCAAAGATAAATACCAACACACCAAAGCCTCCTAGCTTTATACAAAAAATTGCAATGCTCCCTGTCGAGCTATTGCTTGGCGGATCTGTCATGGCAGGAGAAGTTAACAATAATCCTTATAACTACATCCCTCCCGAAGGTACACAAACAATTTCTAGTATGTTAAAGATTGCACTTACTTCTGATTTTACAGAGGATGAAGCAGTAATCATGGCAGCTATAGGAATGGGAGAGTCTAGTGGCAGACCACACGCACATAACACAGAAGGAGGTGATAACAGCTATGGATTATGGCAGATAAATATGTTAGATCGACCTGGATTTATGATGGGAGAGGAGCGCAGAGGCCAACTTGCGTTAGACTCAAATGAGCAGCTGTTCGATCCAATAGTTAATGGTCAGGCAGCCAAGTATATCTATGATATGCAAGGCTTTGGTGCATGGACAGTTTACAAGACAGGTGCTTATAAAAAGTACTTGCCAGCTGCCCAAGAAGCTCTTAATTCACTATCTAACTAATCATGCCTTTTGAAGAATATACAGACGAGAACGGAGAAAAGAAAACTCGCTACGTTGCTCCAAAAGGAACAATATCTAAAGAACCAAAAGAGGGTTTTCAAGAAAGTGGAGATTTTAACTTAGGAGCAAGTATTGGCAGAACAATTGGACAAGCCGGTAGAGACTTTGCACAAAATTTATTTGATTCTGTTTACGATGAAATAGCTACATACGATCCAACAAGTCCAACAGAAGCTTATAAACAATCAAAAACTATAGATGATATACGGAATGAATATGGTACAGATTTATCTCCTAGAGAATTTAATAAAATATTTAACGAAAGAAAAGAAGAGTTATTCCCTTCGGATCAGCCAGGAGTAATAGGTAAAGCATTTAATATGCAACCTACTTCTTTTGATAACCCAGACGCAGATATACCTTTTCTAGGCAAGCCATTTGACAATGTTGCGCAGAACAATGCAGAACACATGATTGGTGGGTTGATAGCTTCGATAGGTCAATTTGCATTAGTTGCCAAAGGATTAAAGGCTAAAGGTGTCAAAGTTCCGCAAGTACCTTTATTCAAAACAAGAATGAAAACCAAACTTGCAAGCAAAGCACCTGGAATAAAAGGTTTTGGAGATAGAGTACAAGGTAGGTTTATACGAGGTGCGCAAGAAGGTTGGCTTCCTGGTGCAATAAATGACTTTGCTATAGAAGATCCCTGGGATGGCAACATGGTTAACTTGCTTGCTAGTGGTGTACCTGATGGAAAATTAAAAAATTTATTAAATGAGTTTGCAGTTACAGAAGATGATACGTTAGCAGAAGCAAGATTAAAAAATGGTGTAGTAGGCACACTTATAGCTGGTCCATTATTAGGAGGCTCACTAGAGCAACTAGGAGGCGGTAAGAGAGAAACTTTAATAATGTTTGACGCTATTGCGGATTATTTTACTAAAGGTGCAAAGGTTGCTAAGAAAGCAAACAAAGCCAGAGGTATAAAAAATCCTTTGAAGGAACTTACAGATCAAGAAGCAGCAAATGTAGAAATTGTAAAACTTACAGGCAGAGAGAAAAAGTCAGCAACAGAACAGGCTATAGAAATTATCCAAGAGCAAGATAAAATACAAAAAGCAAAAGATTTTCCAGGCACAAGCGGACAGCAACTTAACACAGATGGCATAGATCAAAGTGAGATAGAATTTAACGATTCATTAAACGAATTAGAGCAATCTAGAAAAAATTTAGAAGTAAAAGCATCTAGGCAAAAGTTTATAGCTGAATCGACAGGCGGTATAGATGAAACAAAAAGCTTAGATTTGCAGCCTGTACCTAGCTCAGAACTTGCAACTATTGGGGTAAATGAAATTGCTGTTAATCCACAAAGGTTTCAATTCAAACAAGCAGGACAAACAAAAACTGGACAAAGTGGATCTTTAGGCGCAATAACAAAATACAATACTGATTTAGCTGGTGTCGTAAGTGTATGGAGAGATCCAGCTGACGGCAAAACTTATGTTGTTAATGGACATAACAGATTAGCAGCAGCGAAAAGACATCAAATACCAACTGTAAACGTAAGGTATCTTGATGCTCCAGATGCAGCAACTGCAAGAGTAAAAGGTGCTATGCAGAATATTGCAGAAGGCAATGGCACAGGAATTGATGCAGCAAAGATAATTAGAGAAACAAAAATGGGCGTAGAGGAAATGGTGCAGCAAGGCATTAGCCCTAGTGGTGTAGTTATGAAAAAAGCTATACCTTTATCAAAGTTACCAGCATCATTATTTGACCAAGTTGCTACAGGAAAAATAACAGAAGATATGGGTGTAGCAATAGGAAGTAGCAATGCACCAGACCAGGTAATGATAGACCTATCAAAAGCTGCAAAGAAAAAAGGTTGGAGTGCAGCTAAGACAGCAGAAGCTGGATTGATAGCAAGACAGTCAAGTGTATTTGAAGTAAAAGATCCTAACGCTCTACCTCTTCTTGGTTATGACACACTTATTACATCTAACTTTGAGAAGCAACTTAATGTACGCATTGCAATTAGGCAGCAGTTAAGGTCAGAAATAAACGCATTAGGAGTTGCTGCAAACACAAAGAAAGCAGGAACATTGACAGACGCAGGAAATGTTATTGATGTTGATGCAAGTAAAGCTGCAAGAGATGAATCACTCCAGGGCGAAATTGTATTTAACAGACTTGTTGGAACAGAAGGTAAATTAAGTGATCTAGTTAATGACTTGATAAAACAAGTTAAAGGAAATAAAAAAGCTGCTACTGTCGTACAAGCAAACATACAAAAAATAAAAACAGTATTGAAAGAAGAAGCAACTTTAACTACTAATAAAAAACAAGATATTTTAAGTGGTAAAGAAAAAATAGAACGATTTGTAGAAGAACAGTTAATGCCTATAGCAGATGCACCAGGAGGCGGTTACGGATATAAAACAGATGTATTTAAAATTTTTCAAGGTTCAAACGAATATTTACAGACTAGAAAATTAGAGTTAGAGAAACAAGGCTATCCTTTATCTGAAAGACAATTAAAGAATATAGAAAAATATAGTGGCAAAGATCCAAGAGCGTTTGCTAGACAGTTAACAAAAGATCATCACATTTTCCATCAAAAAATTACAACAGATGAATTTTTAGAAAACTTAGGTAAAAACGGAGAAGAAGAAGCAGAAAGATTATTTGATATTGAATTAGCAAAACTAGAAGAAAAATATAACGCATACATGAAAGCTAATGATAATGTTCAAAGATTAGAATTTGACCTAGAATACAAAACTATTGTTGAAGAGCAGACAAAAAGAGGCGGTATAAATAATAATCCTACAGAAATTAACAAAACACCTGATACAACTTTTGTAAAACAAACAACAGAGACAGTAGCTACAAGCACATCAAACATTGTTAGAGAGCCAGAACTACCTAAAAGACTAAAAGGAGCCAAGTCCAGGTATCGTCAAATGCGTGTATCTTTCGATAATGACATTGATAAAGCTGTTTATATAGTTACTAAACGACCTAACAGAAGAACAATCGTAGAATTTGAAGGTGGTAGTAAGAACAATCCAGATTATATAAAGTTTTTAATGGATGATAATGGCTTTACAGAGCAGGATATTATTCGCATAGCTGATAGTTTGTACGATGATTTTAAGGCTAACTACAGAGAAGGTATAGAGTATGTAGCTCAAGCTGGCTACAAGTCATTAGGCTACAAGTCAGGACAACTAAGTTTAGATCCACTTAACGGAATAAATCCAATACATAAGAGATCTTACGGAACACTAGGTAACGACTATACAGGCATGAATATGCTGAACTATAGAGAGAAGTTTGAGTTATTAGAAGAGATACAAAGAATGGCTGGCAAGGATGTAAACGTACAGTTTGTAGCAGAACTAGAAGGTACGCTTACTGCTAAACAGGCAGCTGACTATGGACTAACAGAAGGCGATACATATAGTGCAGCTGGAGAATTTATTGCTGGCACAAATCCAGCAGATGATTTGATAATGATTTCTATGTTTAGTAAAGGTGGATATAGAGGTTTCGGTAAACTACTAAGAACTGCTTTCCACGAATCATTCCATAGAATACAAAAACGATTATTGAGCAAAGCAGATCAAAAAGCTCTTATAGCAGGAGAAAAAGAGATAAGAGAGTTAGCTGCTAAGACTATGCCAGAGTTTAGAGACAGCATCCTTGATGGCACATTAGGCAGACAGGAGATAGAAGCTATAGCTTTTAGCGATTGGTATATGCGTAATACTGACTATCCAAAGGCAACTTGGGCAGAACCATTCAAGAAAATTGCACAGATTATTGAACGCACAGGTAACTTCCTAAAAGGCAGAGGCTATCAAACTTGGGATGACGTATTCGAGAGATCAATGCGTGGAGAGACAGCAGAACAAGTTGTAGCAAATGACCTTATTGCACCAGCTACACAACTTGCTATTGATCCTCCAGATCCAGATAAACTAGCTAACGAAATAAAGAAAAATATAGAAGCAATAAATAACGGAGATATGAGTATAGAAGAAGCCCTCAAAAATCAAGCAGCAGATGAACCTAGAAGGTTAATTAGTCGCAGCGGTAAAACACAATACGTAGAGACACCTAGCGAACAATTAGCTGCGTCTTACAAAGCATTTAACGATTTAATATATAACCTTACATTTAACAGGGCAGAAGCTACAGGCATAGCAAATCTTGATAGAGCTATGTTATTTAACCAGGCTGTAGATAAGTTAAGAATGGATGGTGGTGATTCTAATGCAATAATATCAAGCGTAGAAAGAGCATTAAAAGGAGATCCAAGATCAGCAGATGACTTAATTGCCATAGCTACATTGCAACTACAAACAGACATTGTAAGAAATAAAACAGGAATACAAAGCCAGGCATACTTATCTGCTCCTGAGTCGGAAAAAGGCATTGAACTACAGAGGCTAAAAGCAATGCTAGGAGAGCAACTAAAACTAGATGTTGCATACATGAGTGTAATGAGAAAGACAGGTCAAAGATTAAGTATGGGTAAGCTAATGTTTAGAGCAGATGATGTAGATTTATCTGACTTACCTAGTGAAGTAACTCTTAGAAAAGGTACATCTAACGAAGCTGGTGCAAAAATATTACAAGATGGCTTTGATGTTTCCCAGGAGACAGGTGCTATGGGTCAAGCTGTTTACTTTACTACTGACGAAAACAGTATAAAAGTAATGGATGGCTACGATAATGCGGAAATATATGGCGATTTAATCAACGACATAAAAATATTAGACCTATCTGCAATGAATAAAAGATTAACTGATTTAGTAACTGACTTAGGATTAGGTAAGGTAAAGAAAACTAAGAATGGATTAGAACTAAACCCTGCACAAATAGAAGCTATAAAAGCATATTTAGCAGATAGAGGCTATGCAGGAATAAGATACGAACCTAGAGATACAGGTCGCCCTAATGCACCAGCTGACGAAATAGCTATCTTTGATAATAATTCTGCTAACAGAATAGTAGGATCTGATGCAGGAGTACCTCCAAGTGCAACTCCAGAAGCACCAAAAAGAACTTTATTAGAGCAAGCTATTGCAAAATCAGAGGATTTATTAAACGATAAGTTAGATCCTAAGTTATTAGATGCTATAGAAAGCGGAGAGCTAACACAGGAAGCAATAGAACTTGGAGATGTCATGGTAGCTATCTCTAACTATTCGCAAAAAAATAGAGGATTTAACAAGCACATATCTGATTTAATAGATATGACTCCTAAAGGTGGGTTGACACAAAGAAGACTACTGAATTTTTATCGAGGAGCAATATTACTGTCAGGAGAAACTACCTGGAAGATGATGATAGGTGGTTTATATAGAGCAGCTACATTGCCTGTAATACAGACTATGGGAGGTTTTACTAGAGGCGTAGGTCAATCTATAACAGGAAACAAAGCAGAAGCGTATAAGAGTTTTAGAAGAGCAAGATTAGCAGCAATGATATATGGACAGTATTACCAAAACTTAGGTAACGCTTTCCGCCTTATGGGTGCAACATTAATAGAAAATGAAACCTTTGGTAATTTAGGTGTAGATCAAATGCAACTAAGAACTAATAGCAGATATAACCCTATTGACCAACTTAGTTTAGGAAGTGACGAAGTACAAGTAAGCAGCAAAAGTGATATATGGCACGCAGATCCAAACAATAAAAACTTTTTTGCTAATGCTGCATTAAGAGTTTTAAGTGTTGTACCTAAAGTTACAGGTCGTTTAGCTGGTGGTGTAGATACATTTATGAGTTCATTAGTTGGACCAAGTATGGAATATGTCAGATTTTTAGACCAGGAGTTATATCATGCAGAAACAGTATTAGGTATGCGCCCTGGATCTGATGAAGCATTTAACTATGCAAGTGATAGGGCTGTTGAGTTAGTTAAGGCGGAGATGGTAGATGTAACACTTGCTAATGGTAAAAAGATAGAAAATGGTGCGCTTACTGGTCATAACGCAAAATATATTATGGATTGGGTTAACTTTACTGATTCACTAGATGTTGTACCAGCCCCAAGAACATACGACTATGGTGTAAGAAAAGCTAGAGAAAGTGGTATTACAGATCCTTTAGACGTACATAACTTTGCAAATAAATATGTAAATGAAGGTAGCAATATATTTAACCAGGGCGGTGTAGCTGGTGGAATGGCAAAAGCATCACAGGCTATAGGACTTGTACCAAAAGCATTAGGCAACGTAGTAGAAAACTTCCCTGCATTTGGTCTTATATATCCACTACCTAGAGGACCAATAAATATTATTAAAGCAAGTGCAAGAGCATTTCCTATTACTGCACCATTTGTAGATACATTTTGGAGAGATATAACTTCAGAGGATTTATTTACAAGAGATAGAGCTATAGGGGAAATGGCATTAGGCAGTACAATACTAGCTGGTGGTATAGCATTGACATCTACAGGATTAGTTGAGTTTTCTGGTTTTAGATCTACTAACTATAGAAACAGAGAAGTTGGACCAGAAAGCGTAGAAAGAGGTAGAGAGCCTATGAGTATAAGATTTAAGAATCCATTTAGTGACAGCGAAGAATGGACACCCTGGTACTCACTACAAACCTTTGATACATTAAGTAATATTTTTGGTGCAATAGGAGAATATATAGAAGTTGGCAACAGCCTTACAGAAGAAGAAAAAGCAGTAGAAAGCTCTATAGTTGTAATGAAGATTGCACACGTTGCAAGAGCATTAGGTATGGGTCAGTTTAGTAAGCAAATATTATCTAGTATTACTGAACTGTTTGACGTTGTAGCTGGATTTGATGAA